AAGAACAAAAAGATGCAAAACTTGACAAAGTTCTAAAACTTAGAGATACAACAAACATCCTCAATATGTACAAATAATGGCAACAACATTCATAGATTATACTGGGGATGGGAACGCTACTAAGTCGTTTTCTTTCCCTTCTATACAAGAGTCTGACGTAAAAGTTGAAGTAGATGGTGTCATAAAAACATCAGGCAGCCACTATAATATAACAAGCTACACTACTACAGGTGGTGGTAATGTAGTCTTTACATCAGGCAACATACCATCTAGCCCAGCAGCTATACGTATCTTTCGTGATACAGACGTAGATAGTGCAAAGGCTACATATACGGCAGGGTCATCAGTCAAGGCAGCTGACCTCAACGCTAACCATGAGCAGTTACTGTTTGCTGCACAAGAAGAACAAAATCAAACAATACAAACAAGAAATATAAAAGACGGTGCTGTAACAAGTGCTAAGATAGCTGACAGTAATGTAACAACCGCTAAGATAGCCGACAACGCAGTTACATCAGATAAGTTTGCAGATAATACTGTAACAATGGCAAAGTTAGCTGGAGGCACACTACCGACTGATATAACAGTTGCTAGTGCTAACATTGTGGATCTTACAGTCGCTACAGCTGACATCGCAGCAGACGCAGTTACAGGAGCAAAGATAGCTGATGACTCTATTAATTCAGAGCACTATGTTGATGGTTCTATTGATACTGCTCATATAGCAGACAGTCAAGTTACCACAGCAAAGCTTGCTAACACAAACGTTACAAATGCAAAATTAGCATCTAACTCTGTTACAACATCTAAAATTACAGATGCAAACGTAACAACAGCTAAGATAGCTGACAGCAACATAACACTTGCAAAACTAGCTAGTGATCTAAAACAAACTACAGTTACAGACGACGATACTAAGCTACCAACTTCTGGTGCTATCGTAGATTATGTGGCTGCACAGTTAGAACCATTTGGTGGCTTTGAAGCTATAGCTAACGAAGTATCATTTCCTAACACACAGCCAGTATCTGGTGTAGCTATTTCTATAGCAGACGCAGCTGGTATAGTTGTAAATAGCAGTGGTGTTAGTACAACAGGTAGAACTGTAGGTGGCACAACTGTTACAATAAACAACATACCTTCTAACTTTCATAGTTCTACTATAGCTAGTGGTATACGTTTTATTGTGACATCTACTGGCTCTAGTCAGACATACAACTATCACAAAGCTACACTTCCAGAAAGTGACCTAGTTAGTCTTAGTGGAGACATTAATGATTTCAACGAAAGATATAGAGTTGGTTCGTCGAACCCTACAAGTAGTAACGATAGTGGTGATTTATTCTTTAATACTGGCACAGGTAAGATGCTCGTGTATGATGGCACATCAGCAGCATGGGAAGAAGTACAGTCAGTAGGACAGTTTTTTATAAATACAATATCTAGTTCATCAGGAACTGGTGGAGGCAGTGCAACATTCAATGGATCAGCTTATAGATTTACACTTAGCAACGCAGGCACTTTTGCACAGCAAATGCTTGTTAGCATCAATGGAGTCATTCAGAAACCTAACACAGGAACCAGCCAACCCAGCGAAGGCTTTGCTCTTGACGGCGGGGATATTTTATTTGCTTCCGCTCCTTCTAGTGGTGCTGATTTCTTCATCATCACGATCGGGTCAACAGTAAATATAAATGAGCCAAGTGCTGGTAGTGTAACTACACCTAAGATTGCAAGTGGTGCAGTAACAACAGCTAAGATTGCGGATGACGCAGTAACTGCTGCAAAGCTCGCTGACACGTCTGTAACAGCTGGTAGCTACGGTACAGCCTCAGCTATTCCAGCGATTACTGTAGACGCTCAGGGACGTATTACAGCAGCTTCTACGAACGCCGTGTCTATACCTCCAGCAGTTGGTGGTAGTAATGGTGTTGACTTTAACGACAGCGTAAAAGCTAGATTTGGTACAGGTAATGATTTAGAAATATATCACGACTCAAACCATAGCTATGTCCAAGATAGTGGTACAGGTAATTTAAAAATATTAGGTAGTAAAGTACAACTTTTAAATGCAGACGGAAGTGAAGAATATTTGCATGGAATTGATGGTGGTGCAGTAACTCTTAGACACAATAATAATGTAAAATTAGAAACTGCAAGTGGTGGTGTTACAGTAACAGGTACAGTCGCTGCAACATCTTACACAGGTGACGGTAGTAACTTAACAGGTGTAGCTTCGGCAGTAGCTGACGGATGTATCTATGAAAACTCACAGACTATATCTAACAACTACACAATATCAACAAACAAGAACGCTCTTAGTGCTGGGCCGATCACTATAGCAAATGGCGTTACATTAACAATACCTTCGGGTAGTACATACGTAATAGTTTAACATGGCAATACAAATAAATGGAAATGGTACTATCACAGGTATATCCTCTGGTGGTTTACCAGCTGGCTGCGTAACGTCAGCAACTCTGTCCAGTGCAGTTACAAGAATAACAGAGCTAGATCAATGGAGAATTACAACTGGAAAAACAAATAGTGGGCAGTCTGTTTTTGATGCTAATTGGGAAAGAAATGATGCTGATTCTCAAGTCATGGGCACAGGAATGACAGAATCAAGTGGAGTATTTACCTTTCCGTCAACTGGTAAGTACCTTATCACTACAAGCGGTTACGCTTATGGTAATGGTGACAGATATGTTGGACTTTGGATTGAAAAGTCAACAGATGGTGGAAGTAACTGGACTAGAGCAGCGGAAGGATATGACAGCGCATATAACTCTGGAAACTCTACTTTTTTAAATGTATCTTTTCAATATTTTATGGATGTAACTAATACGTCAACACATAAAATTCGATTAAAAACTGATAATATCGGAACCTGTACTTGGGATGGCGGTACTGATATACAAAGAACAGGGCTTACTTTTATTCGTGTAGGAGATACATAAAATGAGTTCAATAAAATTAAAACATTCGGGTGGTAACAGCGTATCGCTTAACCCACCTACATCCGCACCTACATCTAGTGAAGTAGCTTTTAAGTTACCTAATGCTGATGGTAGTGCAAACCAATTATTAAAAACAGATGGGTCTGGAAACTTAGCTTTTGCGACTGTAACAACCACAGTTGCTAGTGCAGACCCTCTTGTAACAGGCACAACAACCCATATAAATCAAACGATTGGTTCAGGATTCACTTTTAATGGAATAACTGGCACTCAACTTTTAGGCAGTGTTTCAAACGCAACTGACTCTTCAATTTATGCTTTAATAATTCGTCAAGAAATAGTTTTTCAAGCTACAGGTACAAATCATAATTATGTTCAAGGTTGGTTATATCAGACAGATAAAACGTATAACCAACAGGGAACTTATGTTACTCATTCAGTTTATAATCAATATCTGCAAAATTATAGTTTTAATTATATTGTTCCGTGGGATCCCAGTGGTACACAGAGTTTAAGTATGTATGTAACTTATGCTCTATTAAATGGCACCAATAATAGTCATGGTTATTTTGTAGGAGGAAAACTAAGTAATGAATAAATCAGATTTTTTAGTCGAAGCAGCATACAATCTTGTAGGTAATTTACAAAATGCTTTGTGTGTTAGAGGAGAACTGATATATGAAAACATTGATTGGAATAAGTCAGTATATACAGGAACCATTCCTACAAAAGCAGAAGTAGATGCTGAACAACAAAAATTGTTAGATGGAGAAGCCATGAGAAGGCTTAGAATACATAGAGATAACTTGTTAAAAGAAACCGATTGGGTTGTTACAAAAGCAAATGAAACAGGAGTTGCAGAATCAGAAGCTTGGAAAACATACCGTCAAAAATTAAGAGACTTACCAGCTACATCAAAACCTGAGTTAGATGGTTTGTTTATTAAAAATGTAACTTTTCCTGATAAACCATGAGCACATTAAAAGTAGACGGAATCCGTTCCAATTCCGCAACAAGCGATGCCATAACGTTGGCAAGCGATGGAACATGTACTGCCAATATTACCTCTGTTAATGATGGTCAGCTAGGTAATAGAAGAATAAATATTAACGGAGGATTTCAAGTTTTTCAAAGATCAACTTCAGCTACAAGTGTAGGGTCAAGCGAAGGCTATTTTGCTCCTGATAGATACAGACAAGCTGGAACTGGAAGTATGAGATATACTGCTTCACAAAGCACAGATGTTCCAGCAGGGTATGGATTTTCTCATAGCTTAAAATATGATTGCACAACAGCAAGCGGTACTGTAGATGCAGGGCATTTTGTTGCTATAGAACATAGATTAGAAGGTCAAGATGTACAGGTTTTTTGTAAAGGGACAGCACAGGCAAAACAATATACACTTTCCTTTCATGTGAAATCCCCTAAAACAGGTATTCATGTTGTTGAATTATATGATAACGATAATGATAGACACGTTTGTAAAAGTTATACAATCAGTTCAGCAGATACATGGCAAGCAGTAACTTTAACTTTTCCAGCCGATACAACAGGTGCTTTTGGTAATGACAATGGGTCAAGTTTAAGAATTTTCTTTTGGTTAATGGCTGGAACAACTTTTACAGGTAGTACTCTACCAAGTGCATGGGCATCATTTTCTTCTACTGCTAGAGCTACAGGACAGGTAAATGTTTTTGATAGCACTTCAAATGACTTTTTTATTACAGGGATTCAATTAGAAGTAGGCAGCGTGGCAACAGATTTTGAGCACAGGTCATTCCAAGTTGAGAAAAGGCTTTGTATGCGTTACTTCCAAAGATACGTAAATCTGGCTGCTCATGGTTATGTACCTGATAATGGAAGTAGAAGTTACTCGCATGGTTTTGTTTTTCCTGTTGCGATGAGAACAACACCATCAACCACATTAACAAATACAGGAAGTACCGCTGGACAATATATATCTGACGGACAAAATGTTGTAAATGTTAGTGCATTAAATGCTACTGGTCACACCGCTGAAATAGCAGAACTATATTTCAACCTTAGTGGCGATTTAACAGATTTTCGGGGTGCATACCTTATATCTTCAAGTAGCACTTCACGCCAAACAACTTATTCTTTTGATGCAGAACTTTAATCATGGCATTTCCTAGCAATCCAATTTACAAATTAGTAAATCACCCTATAACAGGTGAATTAGTAAACATTAAAACAGCAACAGATGATTTTATTCCTATTAATGAAGTAAACACCGACTACCAAGAGTACCTTGAGTGGGTAGCAGAGGGAAACACAGCGGAGGCAGCTGACTAATGGCACTAACATCAATAAGCACCGGCGGTATCAAAGATGCTCAAGTTACAGCCGGTAAACTACATGCCGATGCTCTTGATCGTACTTACACACTAGGAGCAGACGGTAGCAACCACTATACATTTACAGGAGAGGGCTTGACCGGAGCGGTCAATGACCCTACCTTGTATTTAACACGTGGTAAAACATACAGATTCGTAAACGGTAACTCTGCTGGAGCACATCCGTTTCGTATACAAACAACAGTCAATGGCTCGGCTGGTACAGAGTACAATACAGGAGTCACAAATAACGGAGGAGCTGGTGGGTCTACAATAGTATTTGAAGTGCCACATGCAGCTCCAGACGTGTTATACTACCAATGTACCTCACATGGTTCGATGGGTGGTATATTATATGTTACAGGAGCACTAGCTGACGGAACAGTTACTACAGCAAAACTAGCTGACGATGCAGTTACTGACGCTAAGTTAGCTAACTCTATTAACTCAGCTATCGCAGCAAACACAGCTAAAGTACAGACAACAATAAACAACAACGCAGATAACAGAGTTATTACTGGCTCTGGTACTGCTAATACTTTAGAAGGCGAGTCTAATTTAAAATATGATGGAACATTAAAACTTAATGGATTAACAAATACTGCTGGTCAAAATAGTGACGCTTTAACAGTTAATAGAACAGATGGATTACAACTGTTTGGAATTAATTGGAATGTAGATGCTAATGAAGTTAGTTTTTCGGGAAATACAAAAAATTATGTATTTAAAAACAAATCGAGTTCTGCGGAATCAATAAGATTTCCATCAACAGGAGGTATAACCTTTAACGGAGACACCGCAGCAGCCAACGCACTTGACGACTATGAAGAGGGCACATGGACACCCAGCACTACTGAGGGTATGAATACTATATATGGAGCTCATTACATCAAAGTTGGAGCTAAAGTGAGCATTCAAGCTTATATCGCTCTGCCAACCAGTTCCAGCAGTGACAATATTAGAATTGATAGTTTTCCTTTCACAGCAAAAGGAAGTAATCATTTTGCTATAGGTGCTTCTTATTCTCAATGGTCTGGTAGCGATCATATCTTTATACAAATGTCTGCAAATACCTCACAAGCTCACATTTATAAAAATTCAGGAAACGCTGTTACTTTTGCTGACGGAAGTGGTGGATACTTTTTATTCTCAATGACTTACTTCATTGCATAGACCGAGCTACGTCTATAAACTAAGCCTAAACCTGTTTTAATCGGAGATTAATCCTAATGGCACTAGCCGAATCAATAGAATACGACAAGATAGAAGTTGTCGGTCAATACAAAGCGGTACAAGTCCGTAAAGCAACAGTCATCAAAAAAGATGGCAAAGAACTTACAAGATCTTTTGAAAGATATGTACTACATCCAGATACGGATTTAAGTCAAAGATCTGAACCAAACGAAGTAGTTGCAATATGTAACGCAGTTTGGACACAAGAGGTAAAAGACGCATGGAAGGCTTACCAAGAATCGAACTCCCCAGCGTAACACCGTTACCTGAGCCAATACAGATAAAAACTCCTTCTTTACCTCTCCCTACAGCAGATGTTCCCTCATATCAACCTTTGGTCGTACCTCCGAGCGATTT